TCGGGCTGGAGGCGGAAGCGCTCGCGGGCGTAGTCGTAGACGTCGTCGTACTCGGCCAGCGCGCGGGCGCGCGTGTCGAGGTCGGCGGCCAGGGCGGCGACCGACAGGGCCGGGGCCGGGTCGCTCGTCGAGGTGGCGGGCTTGACGCGCCGCGCGGCCTCGTCGACCGTCATAGTCGCCAGGTCGCGGAGGTCCATGCCGACGGCCTTGAGGACGTCGGGCGTGGCGCATCCCGCGCGGCACTTGAGGATGACCTTGTCGCCGTCCTTGCCGATGGCGACGCGGAGCGAGGCCTCAGAGTCGGCGTGCGCGGGACAGTGCGCCAGGAAGCCGTCCTCGTGGGCCTCGGGGGCGTGTAGGAGGTCGAGGAGGTTGGTGAGGGTGGGCACGGAAGTCCTTCCAGGAGAAGCGGTTTCGGGGGTCAGAGGTCGATGGGCTTGTCGTTGCCGTTGAGGACGTCGCCGTTCTCGTAGAGGACCGAGCCGACGTTGGTGGTGGCGATGTCGCGCTCGCGGGCGATGTCGCGGACGAGGCGGCGCACGCGGGCGCGGGTCCTGCCGGTCTCGGTGAAGTCGTCGAGGAAGACCCAGCGGGCGCCCAGGTAGCCCTCGACTCGGCTCCAGGAGTGGGTCGAGGTGTCGTCCTCCTTGCGGACGATGAGGAGGTGGCAGCCGAGGGCGTGGGCGATGACGCCGCCCATGACGACGCCGGAGATGCCGGTGACGACGACGGTGTCGAAGTCGAGCCGGTCCTGGGCCATGCGCGCGGTGTCGATGGCGTCCCGCCGCCCGCTTTGGGAGAAGGGGGCGGCGAAGTAGGGGACGGAGATGCGGGCGGGGCGGGGCATGAGGGGCTCCTCTCGGGGGCGGTTGGTGTCGAGGGAGGAGTCCGCCAGCGGGTCGGCATCTGCTCACGCGAAAGGCCCCGCCCCTCGGGAGTGAGGGACGGGGCCTTGGCGGAGCGGGCTACTCGTAGGGGACGTACTCGCCGAGGAGGGTGGCGAAGTCCTCCAGGCGGAGAACGGCATAGGCCTGGGAGACGGGCTTGCGGGCGCGCTTGACGACCGCGACGCCGAAGGGCTCGCCGCGGTTGGCGGCCTGGACCTGGGCGCCGTCGAGGCCCTCGCGGATCGCCCCCGTGACGTCGCGCCAGTCCTTGCACTGGACGGCGAAGAGGGGGAGGCCGTGGAGGTCTCCCGTGTCGCGGAAGCCCTCCTGGGCGGGCCGGTAGGTGTCGAAGCCGCGGGAGTTGAGGTAGTCGCGGACGACGACCTCCCAGCGGGTGCCCTTGGCCTTGTTGGCGCTCACGAGAGGCGGACCTCGACGCCCGCGGCCTGGAGGCGGACGAGGGTGCCGTAGGCGATGCCGCCCTCGGCGTGGACGAGGTGCGGGCGGCGCCCCATGAGGTGCCGGTCGGCCTGGGCGTGGGTGGTGAGGGTGACCTCGGCGCCCGAAGCGAAGCGGAGCCGCTCGCGCCCGTTGGCGTACTCGGCGCGCGTGATGCCGAGGTTGGCCTGGCGCGCGGCGACGACGAGGGCGTCGAGGACGTTGCGGATGGCGTGGTGGGTGGCGACGACGACGACGATGTCGTCGCCCGATGCGGCGCGCTCGACGAGGCCGATGGCGTGCGAGTTCGGCTGGGGCATACGGTCCTTCCTGGGGGAGGTGTGTAAACGCGGAAGGCCCCGCCCCCGCTCGGTCAGAGCGAGGACGGGGCCAGGGGGGCACCGGTCAGAGACCGAGGAGGCCCTTGAGGGCGTCGCGCTTGGACGCGGCCTGGAAGGCGACCTCGTCGGCGTCCTGGGCGACCATGCGGAGACGCGCGGCCTCGTGCTCGGCCTCGGCCATGACGGCCAGTGCCTCGGCCTCGGCGACGTCCAGGTCGTCGAGGGCCGCGGTGAAGACCGAGAGCGCCGCGGTGCGGGTGGTGTCAGCCGCGGTCAGGCGCTCGTCGAGCGACGGGGCCTGGGCGGGCGTGCTGCTGGTGAAGCGGAACATGCTGGGCTCCTTCTCAGGCCTCGGACGGGCCGGTGATGGTGACGACGGGCTTGGTGAACTTCTTGGGGGTGCCGCCGCTCTCGTACTCGACGACCTCCAGGGCGAGGGTCGCCTTGGCCTCGTGGCCGGTCTTGGCGTAGTCGCCGATGGCCTTGGCGATGCTGGTGGCGAGGCTCCAGGAGCCGCTCTGGAAGCGGAAGAGGCCGAGGTCGGGCCGGTCCGCCAGGCGGAAGGTGAGGGAGATGTTGGGGTCGCAGACGTGACCCTGCTCCTCGTGCTCGCTCTTGCGGGAGAAGCCGCCGAGGATGCACTCGTGGGGCTTGCCCTCGGTCTCGACGACGTCGCCGTCGCACGTCACGAGGCGCTTCTGGCCGCGCGCCCAGATGAGCATGCGGGCCTCGATGGCGTTCTCGCCGGAGAGGATGATGTCGACGCTCTTGGTCTTGGTGAAGACCTCGATGTCGTCGTCGCCCTTGGTCTCCCAGGTCTGGGGCTGGTCGCCCTCGTACTTCTCGGAGATGAACTCGGCGACGTCCATGTCGTCGGTCGTGACGCGCCACTCGGTCAGGGCCGCGGGGCGACCGTTGATCTGATAGCCGGAGCGGAAGCGCCCGACGATGTCGTCCTGGAAGCCGCTCTTGCGGGAGGGCTGGACGTCGGGGTTAAAGATGTCGATGGGCATGGAGGGGGTGGGTCCTTCCTGGAAGGTGAACGGGTATCTACGGGGTGAGCCGCGCGCCGGAGCGGGCGACATAGGAGGAGTCCGCCAACAAGGCCCCCGCTGCTCACTGGGAGCGGCGGGGGCCTCGGATGGCGTTGCGGGAGAGGGGACTCAGCCCAAGGGGAGCCCCGGGGGACGGGTCACCTTGGGACCGGGCGAGACGGCCTTGCCGGAGACGCGGAGGCGCGAGTCGGCGAGGATGCCCGCGATGCGCCCGGAGCGCCGGGAGCCCATGTAGGGGAGGAGGGCCTCCATGAGGGCCTCGGCCCGTGGACCCTGGACCTCGGCGTGCCACGTCGACGTCACGGGGGCCTTGCGGAGCGAGAGGCGGACCTTGGTGCCCATGAGGGTCGCCGCGCGCCCGACGACGTCGCGGTCGGTCATGGCGAGGCGGATGCGCGGATAGCGCTTGCGCTGGAGGTCGAAGGTGCCCTCGCCCTCCAGGAGTCCGGCGAGCCAGATGAGGTCATAGAGGTTCACGGGAGGACCTCCGACGCCAGGGCTGGGAACTCGGCGCGGAACGCCGCCTGGGACATCACGCGGCGCTCGGTGGGCTCCTCCATGACGTCGATGTCGGCCCAGGTGGCGACCTGGACGGAGCCGTCCTGGCGGACGTAGGCGTCGACGAAGAGGTTGGTGGTCACGAGGTCATCTCCTTGCGGTGGACGGTCGCGGAGCGGGCCGCGACGGCGTTGCGGTGGGCCAGGCGGCGGCGCACGGCCCGCGGGGCGCGGACGGTGCGCGTGACGCCCTGGAAGAGGGGGGCCTTGCGCTGGAGCCCCGCCAGGATGGCGAGGGAGAAGGTGGACGGGGTCACTTGCTTCCTCCTCGGGGAGAGCGGGGCTTGGGCTTGTTGATGGGGGTGGGCTTGGCCTGGTAGGCGTCCGAGGCCGTGATGGGCTTGCCGATGACGTGCTTCTTGACCTCCTGCTCCCAGTCGAATACCTCACGGAGCGCGCGGAAGTAGTCGATGACCTCGACCTCGACGCCCGGGGTGACGACGTCGCCCGTGGGCTCGTGGATCACGGGCTCGGACAGGACGACCGTGCCGGTCTCGACCGGGTAGAGCGCCCAGCCCTCGGGGCGGACGTGGAGGACCGCGGCGCCCTCGATGGCGGGCATGGGGACGCGGGAGCCGTCCGGGCGGACGAGGTAGTCCGCGTTCCGGTACGCCGCGAGTTGGAGGGCGACCTCCTCGTGGACGCCGGAGCGGGTCGTCTTCCAGTCCATGACGAGGGCCTTGCCCTTGAGCGGGCCAGCGCCGTCGCCCGTGAGTACGGCCATCGCGTCGAAGGAGCCCGCGGTGCCGAGGGTGTCGCTCCAGACCGTCTCCTCCATGAAGAGGAACTCGGGCTTGCAGAGGTCGAGGAACTCCTGGAAGTGCTGGACGAAGGGCGCGAGGTCCGGGTGGACGCGGCCCAGGGGCTCGCCCTTAGCCATCTTCTCGAAGTAGTCGTGGGCCTCGGAGCCGACGTCGGCGGCCTTGCCGGTGAAGCGGTTGGGCGCGCCCTTGATGGCGTCGATGGCCGCCTGGCGGTCGTTGAGCGCGAGGCCAACGACGGAGCCCAGGTTGTCGACCGCGTACTCGGCGGCGACCTTGGCGGCCCAGAACTTGAGGAAGCCCTTGGGGAGCATGTTGAGGACCGAGGTGACGCCGGGGTTCTTCCGGTTCGTCTCGGGGTGGGCGTAGAAGCGGGAGCCGCTCCTGGAGATGGTCTTGACCTTGGGGGTGGTCAACTTGTCCTCCTTCTCTGTCGGGGTTGGACAGAGAAGGAGTCCGCCAGGAGAGGCCTAGGTGCTCACCCCTTGCCGGTCCGGTGCCGGGTGAGCCACTCCTCCAGGGAGCGAGAGGCCTCCTCGGCGCGGGCCAGGTCGTGCGGGCTCACCTTGCCGCGCGTGGCGCCGAGGCGGCGGGCGGCGAGGAGGAGGTCGGCGATGAGGCGGTCGGGCGACTGGGGAGCGCCCTCGCCCAGGGACTCACGGCGCGAGGCCTGGCGGTCGCGCGGGTCCAGCGCTGAGAGGCCCATCTCGTCGAGTTCCGCGGGGGAGAGCCGCTCGCGGAGCGCGATGCCGACGTGGTAGCGGAGGGCCGTCTTGGTCGTATCTCCCGAGTCCGGGGGCAGGCCCGCGCCCGCGTAGATGGCGCGGACGAGGTCGCGGTAGGCAAAGGTCTTGCCGCGCCAGTCAGGGGCGCCCTCCTGGTCCAGGTGGAGGCCGCGGAGGTCGACGAGAAGGTCCGCCGTGGCGCGGAGGTGGTGCGTGCGGTCAGTGCCCTCGGAGTCGACGGCCTTGCGGAGTTCGCGGCTCGCGGCGCGCTGGAGGTTCAGAATCGCGCGGGCGTTGTCGGTTGCCATACTGAAACCGTAGCGCGAAACGGTGACACGCGCGAGAGGTATGGCGTCACGATGACAGAAAGGCCCCCGCCTCGGTAGGAGACGGGGGCCGGTGAGTGGGGGGCGGTCGGTCAGGCGGTGGCCGCCAGGTAGCCCTCGGCGTAGGCCAGGGAGGACTCGGCGGGCTTGGTGTCCAGCCAGCCGCGCGCCGGGGTCCAGGCGCCCAGGACGATGCGCTCCTGGACCGCGCGGCGGGTCTCGACGAGCCAGTGGGAGGGGGAGGCCGGGTCGGCGTCGACGCCGCCCAGGATGAAGCCGTCGCGGGTGGAGGCCTCGACGACCGTGCCGACGAAGCCGCAGCCCCGCTCGCAGCGGTAGGTGCGGGCGGCGTAGTCGGCGACCTCCATCTTGCGGGCGGTGTGGCCGTCCTCCAGGCAGCCCCGGGCGAAGCACAGAGGGGCGGCGTAGCGGACCATGCGGCACTCGTCACAGTCGTCGTAGAAGGAGACCGTGCGGCCCTCGACGTCGACAGAGACGGGGCGGACGCGGCAGATGGGGCAGAGGGCGAGGGCGGTGGGGTAGGTCATGGCGTTAGTTCCTCTCGGGTCAGGCGGTGGGGGTGAGGTCGGCGACGGGGAAGTCGCGGAGTTTGCCGTTGTCCAGGCGGACGCCCGCGACGCCGAGGCCCTTGAGGGAGGTGACGCGGCCGGTGGCGGCGTAGCCGTCGATCCAGGACCACTTCTCGGAGACGTTGACGCGGGCGCCCTTGGCGATGCTCTCGGTGTTCATGGGTACAGCGTAGCGTGTGACGGCGTCTCGCGCAACGTGTAAACGCGAAGAGGCCCCCGACCGGAGTGGTCGAGGGCCTCGGGGCGTCAGAGACGGGCCAGGCGGGCGGCGGCAGCCGGGGTCGGCGTGCGGCACTCCTGGCAGAGCGGGACGAGCGGGAGAGACGGGCCTGGGCGGTCCAGGACCATGCGCCCGCCGCAATGGCAGCGGAGCGGGACGTCGGGCGGGCGGTTCACGGGGTGGGGCCTCTCGGAGAGATGGGACGGCCCCCGCCCTCGATGAGGAGGACGGGGGCCGTGGGGTCAGGCGTAGGCGAGCGCCGCGAAGAGGCCCCCGAAGAGGAGCCCCAGGAGTACCGCGGCGACCGCGGCGGTGGCGACGTCCCGGTCCGTCCTCCAGCGGTCGGCGTCGAGCGCCAGGTGGACGACGGCGTAGGCGGCATGGACGAGGAGGTAGACGAGGAGGACGCCCTTGGCGAGGCTCACGAGTCGAGCCCGCGCTTGCGCGCCGAGGCGATCTGGGAGGTAACGACCATTGCCAGGTCGTCGAGCGTGGAGCCGTTCTCGACCCAGGTGTCGGCCTGGGCGTAGTAGGGCTCCAGGGCCGTCTCGCTCGGGTGCGGGTCGTCGTTGACGAGGCCGGGCCGCTCGACGTGCCAGTGGACGCCGCAGAGCGCCGCTATGGCGTCGAGTTCGTTGGGGAACCGGACGTCAGTGATGACGACCGAGTCGCCCCGGGCGAGGATGGGCTTGGCCTTGGCGAGCGCCGCGTCGACCCAGAAGGAGGGCTGGACCTCGCGGATGGCGACGCCGTAGCGCTGGAGCGTGCGGCGGACCTCGCGGACCTCCTTGGCGGCCTCCCAGCCCGCCATCTCGACGACGAAGCCGAGGCGGTAGGTCTGGAGCGGGGCGAAGTAGAAGCCGGTGGCCGCGGAGAGCGGGCCACGCTCGTCGTGCTCGATGCGGACGAGCGGGTCCAGGGAGAGCGCCGCCTCCTTGAGCGGGTCGGCGAACGCGATGCGGTGGAAGTCGTGCTGGTCGACGAGCACGGAGGCGACGGAGTCCTTGCCCGCGCGCTTCTTGCCGGTGAGACCGATGAGCATGTCAGGCCTCCAGGATGAGGTCGGAGGCGGTGACGGCGAGGGCCTGGCCGTCGGTGTAGGCGGGGTGGTCGGGGAGGTCGACGAAGGCGATGCCCTCGACGCCGCGCCAGAGCCAGGCGAAGCGGTGGGCCTCGGGAGCGACGACCGTGCCGGTCGCGGGGAGGCGGAGGTCGACGAAGCGCGAGAGCGGGAGGCCGTCCTCGGTCGCGGTCAGCGGGACGACGACGCGGTCGCCGACCTTGGGGGTGCGGGCGAGTTCGGTGGTGGGCATGAGGTTCCTTCCTCTGGGGGGCGCGGCACGGGGCCGCTGGTGACAGAGGAGGAGTCCGCCAGGAGGCGGCGATCTGCTCACGACATGACGAAGGCCCCCGCCGAGCCCGATGCGGGGCGGGGCGGGGGCCTGGAGTGACGAAGTGACGGAAAGTACGTCACTCTCCTATCCCTGCTTAAAGAGAGAGACCTTTAAGGGGGGAATAGAAAGTGACGATTCTTTCGTCACTCGGTCACTCGGTGGGGAACGGCAGGCGCGCCGCCGCCTCCTCCTCGGCGTGGGCCTCGATGACCTCGGGCGCCGGGTCGGCGACTGGGGTGACGGCCTGGCGGCTCCAGAGGACGGCGATGGCCGTGCCGACGAGGTCGACGGCGCCAGCGACCGCGGCCTCCTGGTCGGCGTCCAGGGGCAGGACGCCCAGGACGACGAGGGCGTGGATGAGGGCCGTCACGGCGGCGACGATGGCCGTGCGGATGACGAGGGGCTCGCGGGTGAAGGTCATGGGTCTCCTTGGGTCAGTGGGTGGCGGTGCGGATGGCGTGGAGTTCGGCTCGGGCGAGGTCGAGGTGGCTCTGGAACTCGTCCAGGCGGGCCTCCAGGGCCTCGATGCGCGCGTCCTTGCGGGCCAGGGCGTCCTCCAGGGAGGCGACCTTGGCCTCGGCGCGGTCGGCGCGGCGAGTCTCGGCGGCGAGCGTGCGCTCCAGGGAGAGCACGGCGGTCTCGGCGCCGGAGACGATGAGGTTGTCGCGCTCGATGGGGACCTTGCGCTTGGCGGTGTAGAGGGCGACTAGGGCGGTGATGAAGCCGCCGCCCAGGAGCGTCGTCAGGACGCCGATGAGGATGGGAGAGGTCACGGGGTCACTCCTCGCGCGCGTGCTCGTCGACGACCGCGGTGGTCTTGCGGAGCGCCGCTACGCGCCCGAAGGCGCCCAGGGACAGGAAGAAGGCCTGGAGGACGGCCAGGGAGGCGCCGGGGCCGAGGAAGAGGGCACCGATGGCGATGGTCCCCCAGCACGTCCCCGCCAGGATCGAGGAGGCCAGGAGCAAGCCGCGGGCCGTGTCCTCGTGCGCCGGGTAGCGCACGAGGTACGGGCCGCCGACCTTGCCGAGGCCGGAGAGGGCGAGTCCCGCCGCCCAGCCATAGAGGAGGAACGGCGGGAGCGGGGCCGCGTGCGGGGCGGCGATGATGAGGGACCACGCCACCACGAGGCCGAGGAGGCCGAGCGAGATATGCGTTGGGTCGGCGAGGAAGCCACCGACGAGCCAGGCACGCCACTCGCGGAAGCGTTGGCGGAGGGTCACGGTGCCGGAGCCTCCTCGGGCGCGCCGCGAGAAGCGAGTTCGGTGAGCGCCGTCACGAAGGCCCGCGACAGCGCGGCCTCGTCGAGCGGGGTGCCCTGGGGCAGGACCTTGGCGACCTCGGCGGCGATGTCGGCGGCGCCGTCCTGGGCCTTGACGAGGCCCGCGATGAACTCGATGTTGCGGGCGACGCGGGTGAGAATCTCCAGCGGAGACTCGTTGACGGGGTTGCCGCCGATGCGGCCCGTCTTGGTCAGGTCGGTCGTCCAGACCTCGGAAACGCTGGGCAAGGTGTCCTCCTCGGAGGGGTTGGGAGCGCCCGCGATGATCGCGCGGACGTACTGGAAGAAGAGAGCCCAGGGGAAGGAGGCCCCCGGGTCGATGCGGTTGTCGGAGAGGCGGGAGTGGTCGATGAAGCCGACCGGGCCGCCGCCCGTGGCAATGGAGCGGTCGAGTTCCGCCTGGGTGGCGCGCCGGATCGGCACCTTGTAGCGGACGACCCAGTCGGCAGCCGCGCGGGCCGCATTCCAGACCGTCGCCTTGACCCAGGCCTCGGGCTTGTTGTCCCAGCGGGCGTCGACGTTCGATATCTCGATGCCGACGGTGTTGGAGTTGTAGCCCTTGGCGTGCCAGGCCGTCGCCGTCGACGGGAGGCAGCGCTCGACGCCGTCGCTATCGGCGATGCGGTGCCAGGAGACGCGGGCGGCGGAGTTGAGCGCCCAGCGGTTCGTACCCTCGGCGGACTCGTCCGAGCCGGACATGCCGAGGTCCTGGAGGCCAGCGGTGACGTGCATGACGATGGCGCGGACCTTGCCGGTCCGCCGCGCGTAGAAGGCCGAGCCCCCCGCGAGGACGTAGTTGGCACTCGTCAGCGCGGAGGGCTCGGTGAGCATTGCGGTCATGGGTGGGGGACCTCCTTGAGGGGTCAGGAGTAGACGACGAAGCGGCGGCACTTGTGGACGTAGGGCGCGCTCGTCGGGTTGTAGCGGAGGCCCACTGGGGTCTTCCCGGAGAAGGTGGCCCAGTTGGCGTCCGCGGCGAGGTCGACCGCGAAGGCGGCAAGGCCGTCGAGGTAGACGGTGACCTTGGAGCCGCGGACCTCGACCGCGTAGCGGTGCCACTCGCTCGCCAGGGTGGTCGCGCCGACGGCGGTGGCCGAGCCGAGTTGGGTGGTCGTGCCGCCGACGATCTTGTAGAGGCGGAGGGCGGCGCCGTTGGTCTCGGTGGTGACGAGGAGGTAGTTGGATGCGTCGACGTAGCGGACGACGAGGCCGACTCCCGAGCCGCCCTCCCAGCGGAGGTCCGCCTCCACTCGGAAGGACGACAGGCCAGGGTCGATCGTTGCAACGCCGACGCCCGTGGCGGTGGACTGGGCCACGCCGGAGCGGATGGCGATGGAGGCCGGGGTTGTCCAGGCTCGCCCGCCGACCGAGGTGCCGAGCACGCCGTCCGGGCGCTGGAAGTCGTCGGCGACGGCGATGAGGCGGGTGTCCGCGACGACCTGGTCGATGCGTGCGGCGGCGTCGCCCAGGGGCGAGATGCCGTCTCCTGACATGAGGTAGACGGTGCGGAGGTGGGCGATGCCGGAGGTGTTCGTGGGCTCGTAGGAGTAGACCATCGCCACGACGCCGCGGGAGACCTCGACGAGGGCCGCATAGTCCATGTCGTCCAGGTCGGTATCGACGAGGACCTCGGGGTAGAAGGTCGCGCCGTTGTCGTCGGAGACGCGGACGGCCAGGTACTTCGTCGTCAGGGTGCGGTAGGAGACGATGAGCCGCCCCGCCGACGTGTAAACGGCGCGCGGGGCGCCCGTGCCGGTGAACTTGCGCGACGCCGCGCTCCAGGTCGAGCCGTCGTAGGTCGAGATGCCGATGCCGTCGAGCGTCCCGTAGCGGTACGTCATGAGGAGCGTCCCGCCCGGCGAGCGGACGAGGGCGGGCTCCTGGACGTCGGCGCCCGTGATGGTCACGGCGGTCGCCGGGGCGGTCCAGGTGGCGCCCGCGTCCGTCGACGTGATGACGGCGGCGACCGCGTTGCCGCTCGTGGGCGCCGAGTAGAGGGGCGCCATGAGGAGCCCGTCGCCGCGGTCGACGATGGGCGCCGAGGTCGCCCAGCCGACCGGGGAGGCCGTGATGGGAGCGCTCCAGGTTGCGCCCGCGTCAGTGGAGCGGAGGACCTGGACGACAGGCAGCGGGCTCGCCGGGGTGTTGTAGGTGAAGAGGGAGATGAGCCAGGTGGTGCCGTCCTCCAGGATCGTCAGGCTCGGGTCGCGGACGTCGACGGCGGGGTCGTAGATGGCACTGGGCGCGCTCCAGGTCGCGCCGCGGTCCGACGAGGTCTGGAGCATGACCTTCCCGTCCGTGCCGCCAGTGTGAGACGGCCCGCCGCGGTACGTCAGGACGAGGCGCCCGTCGGGGGCCAGGGCCACGCCGGGAAAGGCGTCGTAGGCCTCGGCGGAGCCGAACGGCGCGCCGATGGCGCCGACGGTGAGTTGGCCTCGGTCGGCGGCAGCCGCGGGGCTGGCGTTGCGGGCCGCGTCGGCAATCTCGGCGGCGTAGGTCAAGGCCTGGTCCGCCGAGGTCGCGGCGGAGTCAGCGGACAGCGACGCCGCCAGGGCCGAGCCCTGGGCGGACTCGCGCTCGCCCGCCGCGGTGGCCGCGCTCGATGCGGCGGCGGTGGCGTAGCCCTCGGAGATGTCGAGGACCGCGCCAGAGGGCGAGTCCGAGCCCGGGGGTAGGAAGACGCCGGAGGAGCCGACCTGGAAGAGGGGCCGGAGGACCGTGGCGGGGATACCGACGGGCGTGACGACGCCGACGTCGTCCACTCGGGTCGCGGTGGTCGCGGTAGCGCCGTCGTTGGCGATGAGGTTGGTCACCCGCTCGCCCGTGTCGGCATCCCAGACGGTGACCTCCTCGCCGGGGCTCGCGCCGACGAGAGCGCGCCCGACGCGCACGACGGCGAGGCCGCCAAAGACGCGGTAGTAGCCCGGAGGCATCGAGGGCTGGATGGCAGGCATGGGCGGAGGTCCTTTCGGAGGCGGGCGAGGGGGCTTAGAAGAGGTCCTCGGCGAGCGTGTCGGCCAGGGTGAGGACGACTACGGGCGCGTCGAGGGAGGCGCTCGTGGCGGTGACGCGCGAGGTGATGTCCAGCGGGCCGACGATTGGGTGGCGGTACAGGACGCGGACGGTGTCGCCGAGGTCGGCGCCCGATGCGTACCAAGCCGCCGCGTCGACCGTGACGGTCAAGGCCTGGGCGGGCCGACTCGTGCGGGCCTGTAGGCCCGCCGCGTAGGCCTGGACGGTGGCCGAGTCGGTAGCCTCGTTGGTCTCCTCGACCTCCAGGCGGGGGAAGCCCCGCTCGGTGAGCGTCGAGTCAGACGAGGAGCGGACGACCTGGGCGCGCTCAGTGCCGCCGCCGACGGCCCAAGCGGTCGTTGAGAGCGTGGAGGCGTCGACGCCCCCGGAGACGCCGCGGATGAGGCGCTGGAGCGGCGCGGTGCCGTCCAGGACGACCGGAGCCGTGCGGCCCAGGTGTGGCGCCGTCTCGGTGCCGGTGCGGAGGACCCACTCGACGCCGAGGCCGTCGCTCGTGAGGCGCGGGGAGAAGGAGAACTCGGGGCCGTTGTCGACGCTGGCGAGTTCCGAGAGGCGCTGGGCGACCCAGGTGGTCTCGTAGCCGAGGTAGGCCCGGGAGTGCGTGCCCGCGCGCGGGGCCTCCAGGACGACCGGGAGGTCGCCGTCGGGGAGCGCGAGGACCTGGGCCACGATGGCGCGCTGGATGGAGCCCAGGTCGAGGCCGGAGTAGGTGAGGTCCGTCTTGGGGACCGCGGAGGCCGCGACGTTGGCGACGAGGCGGCGCTTGGCGAAGACCGAGAAGAGGCCGGAGCCGCCGAGCGTGACGGAGTCCTCGTCGAGGTCCTTGGTCCAGATGGGGCCAGCCGCCAGGATGCGGCGAGCGCCGCCCTCGGCCCACTCGACGGCCCAGAGGGAGGCGCCAGCGCTTGCCGCCTGCCAGACCTCGCGCGCTCGCGCGGTCGGGGCCAGGCTCACGGATGCCGAGCCCGCCGACAGGAGTTCCGTCGTCCAGGACGCGGAGGCCGCGGGCATCGTCGCGGTCAGGCGCCCCGTGCGGAGGTCGCCGTAGTGGACGAGGTACATGGCTCAGTCCTCGGCCTCGTAGAGCACGGCGTTCACGTTGGTCACGGAGCCGCCCGCGCCGCCGTCCGAGACGAGTTGCTGGACGCGGAAGGTGGTGGCCGCGAAGGCGTCCGCGCGGTACTGGAAGCCGGAGGTCTGGCCGGTGAGGACGACCGCACCGGGGGTGAAGCCCGCGCCATGCGTGACGGTGGCGAATCCGGTGGAGTTGTCCGGGTCGACCGAGTAGGTCGCCGCGTAGGAGCGAGCGCCGCGCCACTTGGTGCCGTCGTAGCGCTGGACGAGGCCGCCCTTGTCGAGCCGCATGACCTGGAGGCCGCTGTAGGGCGTCAGGGTGGAGTCGCGCTCGCTCTTGGTGCGGACCGGGATGGGCGCGCCGTGGGTCGTGGTGAAGAGGGCGGTTACCGCGATGGTCACCTGGGCGTCGCTCGTCTTGGTGGCGCCGACGCCGACCGTGACAGTGCCCAACTCGACCGCGCCGACAGGGATGGCGGGCTTGGAGGGCGTGACGCCAGCGGTGCCGGTGGCGACGCCGACCTCGCCCGCGGTGGAGCCGTCCGGGCTCGCCGACGAGGCCGAGTCCCGTTGCATGACGTAGACGACGTCGATGCGGGAGCCGGAGGCCGGGGCCGCGGTGAGGTTGACAACCGTGTCGCCCGTCACGCATCCCAGGTAGGGGCCGCTGCTCGTGGCCTTGAGGCCTACGAAGTGAAGCGCGGAGACGGTGACCGACATGGTCGCGCGTGCCGCGATGAGGGAGCCGACGGAGCCCGTGTAAACGACCCCCTTGCGGACGTCGAGCGGGGAGGCGCTGGAGCGCGCCAGGAGGCCCGCGATGTTGAGGCGAGCGTCCTGGGCGGAGAGGCCGTTGACCCAGAGGGCGTTCGTGACCATGAGGGGGGCTCCTTAGTGGAAGGCGGGCGAGAAGGTGACGGTGAGAGAACCGGAGGCCAGTGCGGGGTCGCCGATGGCCGAGATGGCGAAGGTGGCCGACGAGCGCGGAGGCACAGAGGGCCACTCGCGGACCGTGAGGTAGCCGGAGCGGTCCTGGCCGTCGATGGAGACGCGGCCCTCGCGGGCGTCCAGGAGGTACTCGCCGACGGCAGGGGCCTCGTAGCGGAGGCGGGCGCCCGTCTCGACGTGGGTGACCTGGAAGCCGGAGGGGAACGAGCCCGCGACGGTGAAGACGGGCTCACTCGGCGCGGTTCCGTTGTTGGAGAACGAAACTCGGCCAGCGGGTGCGCCGTCGTCGAAGAGGAGCGGGAAGGCCAGGGGGAACGTGAGGCCCTGGCCCTCGTCGCCAGTGGCGAGGTCGGCGGTCAAGATGCCGGGGAGGGCGTACTTGCGCGAGTCCGGGGCGGTGAGTTGGAGCGCCCATCGGAAAGCGTTGCGGGACAGCCATTGTGCTTGCGGGGTGTCGGAGAGCCGCACCGAGGCGCTCAAGGCGCGCCCAGGGGAGTCGACGGTGATGGTGCCGAGGCCCCCGTCGGCCAGGACCGCCGCCAGGCGCTCGGCGGCGTCGTTGGCGAGGAGGGGCGTGTCGGCGATACAGGTGCCGGAGATGTTGATGACGCGGGAGCGCCGGTAGGAGGGTCCGTCGAAGGAGCCGTGAGCCCCCGGGCGGTCGGCGATGGTGGTGCTCACGCCGCCGCCCAGGGTCCAGCCGTCCAAGGCGTCGAAGTGCCACTCGACGCCATCGAGGGCGACTCCCAGGAGGAGGCCCTCGATGGTGACAGTGGACGGCCCGTACTGGGGCAGAGTCGAGGAGGGGTACAGGATCACGGAAGCCTCATTGCGAAGGTCAGGCGAGCCGTCGCAGCCGCCGCCGCCTCCTCGGGGTCAGTGATCCCGTGGAAGTGATTGGTCTGCTGGACGCCGCTCTTGGACGCCGCGCCGCCGTCGAAGTCGGGGACGCGAGGGACGATGTAGCCGTCCGTCTTGGGGACGAACAACTCGGGGCGCTTCTCGCCGACGACGTAGGGGTGGCCCTTGGTCACGGGGCCGCCGTGCTCGCGCATGCCGACGTTCACCTTGGAGCCATCCGGGAGTGTGATGCGTCCGGTCTGGCGCGTGCGGGCGTAGATGTCGACGTCGATCTTGACCTTGCGGTCGATGTTGTCGATGTTGCGCTTGAGCCGGTCGGCGACGCCCGCCGCCTTGTCCATCTTGTCCGCGGCGCCCTTGGCCCAGCCGAAGCCAGGCACACGGGACAGGCCGCGGAGGAGGGTGGCGAAGCCCCTTGCGAGAGAGGCGAATGCGCCCAGGACGAAGGAGACGACGCTACCCATGACGGTCCGCCAGGTCTCAAAGGCTTTCCAGACCAACTTGACGGCCTCGATGGCGATGCGGAGTTGCCGGGCCATCTGGGGGAGGTAGACGCGGGCGAACGTCGAGACGGCGGGGATGATGGTCTCGGTGATGACCTTGGCGAAGCCCTTGGCCGAGCCTCCGTTACCGTCGAAGGCGCCGCCGATGATGTCGAGGGCCTCTTGGACGCCCGGCATGATCGTCTCGTAGCCCTTCTTGAGGGCGGGCCAGAGGTCCTCCTTGAGCCAGCCGCCGAAGCGCTGGATGGCCGGGAGCCCCTCCTTGATGAACCATCCGGCGAGCCGGTTGAGGGTGGGGAGGAGGGCCTGGCCGACCTTGGCCTTGATGTCCGTGAAGGAGGCCGAGAGGATGCGCTGCTGATTGGCGAGCGAGCCGGAGGTCTTGGAGAAGTCGCCCTGGGCGTCCTTGGTCTGCTTGTAGATGAGGGCCTGGGCGGCGAGGACCTTCTGCTGGGGCGTGAGGGCCTGCTTGGTCGTCTTGATGAGGCCTTGCTTGAGGGCCTCCTGGCGGAGCGAGGCGTCGTCCAAGAGGACGCCGTACTTGCGGATGGGCTCGGCCTCGCCGCGGAGCGCGCTACCGATGGCGTCGATGGCCTCCTCGGGGGAGGAGTCGTAGAAGGAGGCCATGTCGGAGGCGAGCCCCGTGAAGTCCGTGGAGAACTTGGCGAGGTCGGTGCCCGCCAGGCCCGCGGCCTTGCCGAAGACTCCGAACGTCGAAGAGGCGTTGATCGCCTGGAGTTTGCTCTGGCCGAGGCCCTTGGATGCGCTCTTGGAGAAGGCCTCGACGGCCTTGGCGCCCTTGGTCCCGAAGATGGCGTTGACCTTGTTGCCCGCCTCGGCGAGCCCGGAGGCCTCGTCGACGGAGTCCTTGAGGAAGCCGAAGAGGGAGACGCCAGCGGCAGCCGCGGCGAGCGGGGCGAATATCTTGGTGGCCGCGCCCGCGACGACGCCGCCGATGCCCTTGGAGATGCCGGTGCCAGCCTTGCGACCCGAGACCGAGCCCGCGCGAGTCATGGGGCCGTCCAACTCGCGGGAGATGGCGGCCTGGCCCCCCGTGAAGGACGGGACGAGAGTGACGAACGCGGACGCGACCTCGGCGGACATGGGCTACTCCTTGGGGAGGAAGCGCCCGCGGGCATCGCGGCGGCGCTGGGGGACAGGGGGAGTCGGCGAGGCGCCAGGTGCGCGTCGAGCCAGGAGGGCCAGGACCTTCTCCTGGGAGAGCCCGGAGCCGCCGCCGAGCGTCGTCTTGTTGACGTCGGGCCAGGGGCGGGGGTAGGGCTTGACGCTCTTGCCGTTGGCGGCGATGCCGTGGGTGAGGTCGTAGAGGTCGGCGAGGATGATGGCCTCGCGCGAGACCGGGTAGGGCCAGCCCTCCTCGGCGGCGGCGATGGCACTCGACGGGTCGGCCCGGAGGAGTGTGTAAACGCGCCAGGCCTCGCCCCAGGTCATCCGCCCCAGGAGGACGTCAGAGAAGGGGGTGTGAAGCCTGGCGCGCCAGTCATACTCAAAGGCCGCGCGGTGCTGCTCGACGGCGTCGAGGAGGAGGGTCAGTTTCCCGGAGTCGCCCCGTCGCTCCAGAGGTCGAAGAGGGTGTTGGTCTCGCCGACCGGGAGGGCGTCGACCTTGTCCAGGTTCGCCTCGTCGGCGCCCGCCTCGATGACGGCGAAGACCTGCTCCATGCCGTTGAGGTGCCGGGCGCGCCGGAAGATGCCGGAGGGGATGAGGTGGAAGGGCGTGAGGTCGATGGTGACGCCGCTCTTGGCGGTGTAGGTGTAGACCTCGCGCGCGGGGGCGTCGGTCTTGGTCGTGGCCTTGGGCATGGGGGTCTCCTTGAGGAGGGGCGCGGATGGGGGAGGGCGCGGATTAGGTTGTGGCAGAGGTGTACCGGGGGCGAGCGTCCGCGCTAGGCGCCCGCCCCCGGGTGGAGGTACTGGGAGGGTCAGGGGGTGGTGTCGAGGGCCGAGTAGAACTTGACGGCGACGTCGCCGTTGGCGTCCGGGTAGCACGTCACGGTGACCTCGTAGCCGATGGGCGTGCCGTTGGCGTACTGCTGCTCGCCGACCGCGGAGACCTCGCCGTCGGGCACCCAGACGCGAATCTCCTGGCCGTCGTCGACGACGTCCAGGGCGAAGGCCTGGCGCCCGCCCGTCTTGCTCGGGTTGATGCGGACCGCGCCGTTGGCGTCGACCTCGGAGCCGTAGTAGACCTCGACGGTCTCCTTCTTGGTCTCCAGGAGGCGGAAGGTGTAGGTCATGCCGCTCTCGGTGATGACCTCGCGGACCGTGGCGGCGTTCTGCCAGGCCTTGATCTTCTCGGTCGAGCGCTCGCGGGCCTCGGTCACGCCATCCTCGGAGACGTAGCCGAGGTCACTCATGGCGACGGCGAGGGCGGTGGTGGCGTCGGTGGGCGCGGTGGTGCCGGAAGGGCCGACGTAGACCGCGCCGGTCACGGCGACGCGGACGTTGGAAGCGTCGAGGGACATTCTGGGTTCTCCTGTCAGAGAGGGGAGTTGGGGTGGGGTGTGCGCGCGGAGGCTCGCTCAGACGAGCGGAGAGCCCTTGACCGTCCACTCGACGGTCAGGAGGTGGTAGTCGGTCCCGGGGACGGTGTAGGGGCCTCCCGTGACGCGCGCTCGGACGAGCGGGGTGGAGCCGTCGGCAGCGGCGGCGAGGAGCGCCGCGACGAGCCGGGCCAGGTCGCCCGCCTCCGTGCGGTCGCGGCCCCAGACGCGGACGGTGAGGCGAGCGGCCTCACGGACGGCGTCCAGGCGCGGGCCGCCATCGCGGCGGATGACGACCTGGCGGCGGCGGCGGGTCGAGGGCTCGACCGCGTCGACGTAGACGTCGGCGGCGTGCGGCTCGGTGCGCTCGGCCAGGGCGGAGGAGAGGACGGAGACGGCGAGGGTCTCGACGTCAGGGAAGATGACGGGCTGGGTCATGCGGGGCGACCTCCAGCGGCGTCCAGGGCTCGGGAGAGGACGCCGAGGCGGGCCTCGACCGCGAGGGCGTGGTCGACGTCGGCGACGACCTGGACGACCGTGCGGTCGCCGTGGTCGTGCTCCTCGACGCGGAGCGAGCCGACGTAGGCGCCGGAGTCGACAGGTGCGGTGACGGTGGCCTCGTGGAGGACGTCCTCCATGCGGCTCGCCAACTCGGCGACGACGCCGGGGTCGTGGAGAAGGTCCTGGACGCCGGAGCCGTTGAGGCGGACTCGGGGGCGGGCCACGTCAGAGGTCCATGCCGAGGGAGACGGTGTAAACGCCAGCGACAGGGACAGCGGTGCGCGACAGAGCGCGGAGGGCGTCGACCTGGGTGGGCGCGAGGATCGTGGGGGAGCGCGGGCGGTCGCCGTCGTTGGCGGGCTCGCACTGGTAGATGACCGCGGCGCGGATGATCGCCTTGGCCTGGGCCATGCGCTCGCCGTCGGCCTGGAAGGAGGGAGCCTTGAGGCCCGGGGCGTAGAACGTCGCCATCGCCTCGGCGTCGGCGATGGCCTCGGCCAGCCGGGGCTCGCTCACGGTCGGGAGGGCCGCGTCGAAGTCGGTGGGGGAGACGAAGAGGGACATGCGGGCCTCCAGGAGGACGAGGAACGGGCTAGGAGGGCCTGGGAGAGGCCGAGAGGGCCGGAGGCCCCCAGGAGCGGCGCTAGGCCGTCCTGGGGGCGCTCACGGTGAGAGGAGGGTCAGACGACCTCGTAGGTCGCCTCGCCCGTGTCGAGGTTGCGGAGCACGCGGACGACCTCGCCGTCCTGGCGGACGACCTCGTAGGTCTCCATGCGGTGCTCGGCCTCGTCGGCGTCAAGCGCGGGAGCCTCGGGGCTCTCGGGCGTCTTGGCGTCCTCGGGCTTGGTGCCCTCGGGCGCCTCGCCCTCGACCTCGACGTGCTCGATGGGGTCGACCTTGCCGACCGGGGCAGCCTTGCGAGGAGCCGCCATCACACGGTCACCCCCGTCACGCGCGCCGCGGCGTTGCCGCCGAAGGTCGCCAGGCCGCAGTAGAACTCGATCCGGGTGCGGAAGACGGGCTTGGCGTCAATCTCGCCCAGGTCGCGCACCGAGACGCCGCCGTTGGTGAGGCCGGTCACGGCGCCGTCGCTCTCGTCCTGGCCGAAGCGCACGACGTAGAGGTCGGTCTTGCCGGTGGTCACGGGGATGATGTCCGTACCCGCGGCGGTCTGGCCGATGTCCAGGACCGGGATGCCGTTCCAGGTCACGACGCGCTTGCCGGTCATGTCCTCCTTGACCATCTCGGTCCCGCCGATGCGGCGCCCGGCGCTCTTGATCTTGGCGATGAGCGAGCGGTGGGTGTAGATGACCGCGCTTCCCGAGCCAGCCTTGGCGGCGGCAATGGCCATCTCCAGGTCGTCGAAGAAGGCGTTGCGCGCGGCGTCGTCGGTGTTCATCGACGCGGCGGAGTTCGCCGAGGTGATGACCTGGCCGCCCGTGAGGCGCTTCTTGAGGCCGTCGAAGCCCTTGGCGTTCACGGCGACGTCGCCGTTGATGAACTCGTTCTGGAAGGCGTAGGAGGCCGCCTTGACCTTGAGGCGGGTCTGGGCCGCGCGCTGGTCGTTGAGGTT